GAGGCGATAGTCTTGCTTGAAAAGGTAGACTGCGGACTGGGGGCTCACGTTCTTCGCAAGGCCTGTCCCTCCAGCGAGATTGAGCAGGGCCTGATCGATGAGAACAGTCCTGAGTTCGGCCTCATGCTGTTGCTTGAGCCCCTGGATGGTGTTGTTCGCCTTCTGGAGCTCGCTTCGGACCTGCTGGAGGATGATCTCGTTCTGTTTCTCCTTGTCCGGATCCTTGCTCTTGTCGTCCTTGCCCTTCAGTCTCTCCTGAATGGCGGCGATCTGGGTCTGGACGTCGCTTGCGGGATCGATCCCGAAGCTTTGAAACAGGGCGGATTCCCTTGCCTTCGCGTCTCGTTCCGCTTTCTCGGCGCCCTTGCCGAATCCAAGGTTGAAACCCCTGTCAAAATGCTGCTGGCCGTCTTTATCGTCGGCCTTACCCGTTTTTTTAGACTGGTCGTCACCAGCACCGCCTTCGCCGCCGCTACCGGCTCCGCCGGCGGCGCCGTCGCCTCCGGCTTCTCCTTGACCGTCCTTGAACACGACTACGGGGCTGAAGACTCGATCTTCGTGAAACATGGGGAACTCCTTTCCCTTGAGCGGTAATGAAAACCCCATCGCAGCCCTATGCAGCGTGGGGCCCAGAAACACAAACGGCCGGGCTCCCTTGCGGGGGCTCGGCCGTTCGACCTGTCCTGTAAAGCGTTTCTATGGTGGCCGGTCATAGTCGCAATATCTTGGGGGTACGACCGGAGCCACTACGAGTTCCGTAGGAGTTTACGTTGTAACGATTTGAGTAAAACTGTGAGCAGCTTGGTGGGAAGCGTCACACTACTAACCTGCATTATTCCCTAGGCGCCGTAGCGAGATCGTGGGGATGGCCGTGGCACCGGGCAACTATCCCGCGGTACCGCAAGACTGGATTTGAGGCGTACTTTTCACCGTACGTCGCCAGGTTCCCCGCAACAGGCTCCCCATGACAAGCCCGGGACAGGTGGGACGAGCGAGACCCGAGGATGCCCGGAAGGGCGGCCAAATCCGCGGTCGAACCAGGCGGCTCGTGAGTGATACTGGCTAGATGATTCACTGTGTTGTCCATTCAATCAAAGGAGGGATTATCTGAAAGCCGAGGATCCCAAAATGCCAATCATAAGCAAAGACCTTTCTTAAACCGAGCCTTGCCATTACCGCCATGCTGACTGTATCAGTAAGGGTGAGTAACTGATCCGCGAAACGCCTGATATACCCAATAGCCCTCAAATCATCCTCAATGGTTGGCCGAATAATATTAAAAGAGCCATCATAAATTCCCTCTAAAAATGATACTATTTCTGTACGGTCTATGTTTCCTATTTGGAGAATCCTCCTATGACTTTCAGATATTGTCAATGTAGTTACGTATAATGGATATTTTAACCGTCGCAACTCAACAAGGCATTCCTTCGCCGATACGTGATTTCGGTCATTACGATCAATTATTGATACGAATGCGCTGCTATCAAACAATACTGCCCGTTCATAAATACTACTAGGAACGGGCAGCAAGGATGTCATCCCGATCTACTCACGTCAGATTAGTGGGTTACTGTATGCTTCCTCCATCAATTGAAAAAAATGTGAGGTGGGTCTAGGTAGTTGTGCTCCGGGTGGGATTTCATCCTTCACCTGATGGACTTCTCCATCGATCACCGCAAGGATCGTGGGTGCGATATCTGTGACGGGTTCAGGAGAAGCAAAGTGAAATGGATCCGGAGTCCCACCGCTCAGCCGGTGCGCGGCGATTTCCGCCGTAGTATAGTTAATCTCGAAAGATACATAATCCCTTTGGCCGTCAGTAGTGGGGCTTCTCATTGCTCATCACACTCCTTTCTGATTATTAGTCCACCCGATGGAGAGAACCTCCACGTTAACATGAACAGGAAGGCCAGGAACAAGCGGCACGGGTTGGCCCGGGGGAACCTGGATTTGGACGCCTTGTGGGATCCTCGATGACAACCTTAGACGAAAACTGGATTCAAAAAGCATGGACTGCTCGTTGGTATCGATGAAGGCACCGACGAATCCGAGATCCTGTACAGGCTTTCCCGAAGCTACTACTGTGTCCCTGCAAAAGGTCTCACGTAATTTCAAACTTTCAGCGTACTCTTCGTAAAGCTGCCAAAAGAGCGTCTGTTCGTCGGCTGTGGCTTCCTTGACTATTTCTTCTCCCAGTAGCGCAGTAGCTTCCTTTCTATTCAAAGCATGGGTATGGGAATACAAATTCTTTGTTAATTCATCCACAATTCGGTCAATTCGATCTTGGCCATTGTCTTCCTTGATATGAAGTTTCAATAATTTCCTAGCCAGGATACGAATCTGAGTGTGCGCGCGGTTGACATTTCCAAGCGCGATCGGGTGGACTTCTTTCGATAATCTCTTGAAAACCTCGAGTGTCTGATCGGCGGTCTCAAGGCCTACCTTGTCCCGGTCTTTGGCCAATTCAATGTATGAGGTCACATCTTCCACACTGATTGCTTTGACAACTCCAGCCGGATCGGTAGGATTGAATTGATTCGCTGTAGTTGGATCGACAGGGCTAAGTTCACCAGCCTCTGCCATCACGATTTCATCCGCACCTAGGGCGATCAGCGTTCCCGCGCTGTGTGCTCGGAAGGGAACCAACACGGCAAATCTTTCCGGGGCGTATTCGCGGAATATGCTCACCAATGGCCAAACGGAGTCCGTTTGGCCGCCTAAAGTGTACAAAAACAAGTCGATCTTTTCAGTCTTTCCGATCTTGCGGAGTTGATCGTAGAGAACAAGCTGCGCTTCAGTCCCAAGTCTAGCGGTCAAAGCAGGCAAAGAAAAGTCAGGCGGAAATGCCCGCCGATCGCTGGTAAAATAGGTTATGATTTTTGAGCCTCGCAGCTTCTCGATCTTTTCAATAATTTTCTTGCGTTCAGCAAAGCCCACGTCACTCTCCTGTACCTGAAGTAGTCGTTGGCGACAATGAGCCTCCGACTAAGTCGGCGCCACGACCTTAACAGCAAGAAATATGCCTATCCGGTCTGCCCAGGCGAGAGGGTTGCCCTTTCCAAAGTTTCGTAGGTGGAAAAAGTGCACAAGCATTCGTTCGGAAGAGATTATTTATTAGCATCGCACATTATCGACCAGCTTGTCAAAACATAGACTCAACTGGTGCACTTCCCCTCTAAGGTCTCTGGGCCGGCAAAAAGTGCCGGACTTCCGGAACGAATCTACCATTTTTATTCTAACTCTGTTTCAACGGTACGGGCCTCGCGCATGGCGGAGGGTCAAGGTGTAGGAGGCATTCCTCACGAGCCGAGCGCTGAGAGGTGGCGTCAGATGCGCCTTGCCCTCCTTTGTTGAGAACTCGGGTGGCGCGTCCGGTGCTACTGCGACTCCAAATTTCACATTTGATGAGAAATGTAAATCCCCACCCGGCCAGTAGGAATGTTCATATATCATCCGACCGCGGGCGCTGTATGCATTTAAAATGGCACAAAATGTGGTGGACCGTCAAGAATTCATGATGCAGATCCGTTACCGCTCGGCGGTTTACATCGCGCATCTCGTATCGTTACGCGATTCGCCTGACCAGGACCGCGTTCGGGTCTGCGATCAGGAATCGCCGCTTGACGTGCTCCTCCATGATACGGTGGATGGCCTTCTCGTGCTCCGGTCCTATGCCGACAAATCGCCGTGGGTTGGTCGCCTTGTTCGATTTCCCTCGCCGGCCGGTGATGTTCCCGAGGGCCTTCGCCGCCTCCTCCTTGCTGGCAAATCCGAGCCGGACCAGCTTGGACGTCAGTTGGACGATCTGAAAGGCGGCCAGCATCTTGCCGGTGAATTGAAGATCTGGCCGCGCTCCTCTCCCCATGCAGCTGCGGTACTGGAGGTAGCCGTGGTCATACGCGACCGTCTTGAGCTTGGTTCCCTTCTTCTTCTCGGTCGTCTTGGTCCCTCGGGGCCGCTTCATCGGGCCTCTCGTCATGTCGGCCATAACGGTCCGCTCGGCAGTGTAGGTCCCTTTGAGGCTCGAAAGCCGTACTCGCCGGCCGCCCTTCGGTTTGGGCATGTGGTTCAGGGAGACGTACATCCTTCGGGTGCTGTAGCTGGGGAATGCGCGGCCGGTGTAATCGAGGCCGGCGCTGGTCAGCTTGAGGGTCGTCGCCCTCACGGCGTTGCCGAGGCTGTGCATCAGAGCTTGGGTGATGAGCCGGGGCGTCTTGCTCATGAGTTCGAGGCCGGTCCCGTCTACCACGCGGTATTCAATCACTGTAGCCTCCCTGCCGGGTATGGTATACTGCCGCCGTCCCTTAACCGAGGAGGCGCACTATGGCGGTTACTCGTTACGGCATCCGGTTCGGCGGTGTTGAGGGGTCGCTGGAGTTCAACGATTCGTCTCCGGTCCAGTTCGTGGTTACCCACGAGAATCCCCAGGTCGTCGAGCGGGTCCGCTCCCACTTCACGACGCCGCGGCAGTTCCGGATCCCTGAATCGCAGAAAATCGATGACTACCGCGTCGATTTCGTGGAGCCGGTCCGGGACAAGAATTACTTTCTCCAGGCGCTCTGCGAGCTCTGGGCCGCCACGGACGTGGAGTATTTCTAAATCTCGCCTGGCTTCAGGAACAACTTTTCAATCAGGGCTGTGAGCTCGGGGTAATGGCTCTTGGCCCTCTCCCATTCCCTCTCGATCCGTTTCCTCGCCGCACTCCCGACGTTTCCCTCGTAGTCGCCGCTGTCCAGGTGGGTCCGCTTCCACTCGCTGTATCGCTGGACGTTCATCGACCACCACTCGGTGCCGCAGCTCTTGTCCTGGTTGTAGATGCGGCCTTCGTAATTGTTCATCCAATGGCCGAGCCAGTATTCTCCGTCGCCGTTTGTATAGGTGCCCTTGCCGCCGGTTTTCTGAGCCTCAAACCATTCACGGTACTTCTTGGCGTCCTTTTTGGTCACCCATTGCTGGAGGGGGCCTTCCTGCCAGTAGCCGTCTGTCCAGTTAAAGCGCTTGCCCTTGCTCGACCAGAAATGGTCTATGGCGTGGGCGAATTCGTGACCGACGGTGTCCTCGTAGTTCCTTGGGAAGAGGTTGATGGTCCCTTTGCTGTTTCCCGGGGTGAAGTTCGCCCTGTTGTCGCCATGGGGGTGGTTCAGCATTACGTGGAGGCCGTTCCGCTCGAGGTCCGCCAGGAGGCGGTACGGGATGTACGCCGTTCCGCGGGTGATCTTGTCGATCCATTCTGCCCGTAGCTGGGGCAGCGACGTCTTATTGAGCTTCCGGTAATCGAGCGTGGTGCGGATCATCTTGTCCACGAGCTCGTTGCGGGCCTTGATTTTCTCGTCATAGGTCAGGCTGTGGTAATGGGCGACCTTGGCTTCACAGAGCTCCTGGTGGAGCCGGATGGCTTCGGTAAGGTCCGGCCTCGGGTTCGGCCAGGCCGTCCACTTCCGGACCTGCTTCCAATCCTCGTAGGCATAGGCGCCGTAGCGTCCTTCTTTGGCGCTCTCGGTCCGAGCGAATTCGGTTAGGGCCGCCTCCGCTCGAGCGAGGCGTTCCGCCGGCGTGAGATCCTTGCCCTCCTTCGGGGCCGGCTTGGGCTTGGGCTCCTTCGCCGGCTTGGTCTTGCGTACGCGCTTCGGCGGTAAAGGTTGCGGCGTCGGAGGCACGATGAACGTCGGCTTAATGATGCCCTGGAGCCCGCCCTGCCAGGTCTGGAGGGTCGCCGTGCTCGGGCCGTGGAAGACCGAGGCTCCCTCGAGGCCTGGGGGCTTCCTCCGGATAAGTGGCTTGACGGGGGGCGGGGCCTCCCTCTCCACTTCGAGGTCGTTCGCTTTTATCCATGCCTGGGTTACGGCGATCCACTGGTGCTTGCAGTTCCATCCTCCGCGGCAGACGAGGATGGGGCCTGGTTTCTTGCCCGGCCAGTCCTCTTGCTCCCACTGCTTGAGGCGATAGGCGGGCCAAACGAGGCCGGCTCGGCGCCTGCACCATTCCCTGCTGGTTTTGATCAGGTTGCCGGCGTAGTAGTAGTAATCGGGCTTGTACTGCTGGTCCCGCCTGGCAGCCATGGCCGCGCTGAAGTTGAGCATGCTGTCGTTCGCGTAGGTGAAGGCGTGACGGGCGAATGGGCTGTTTTCCGCGTTGAGGGCCTCCCGGATGCCAGTGGCCGCTGCCTGGAAGTTGGCGCCGGTCATGACGCTCTGGACGAGGGCCTTCTCGATCGCCGCGGTGGCGAGAACGTTAAGACGGCCGAAGTAGGTAGCGTCGGCGTCCGCCAGGGCCTGAAGGGCCTCGACGTCTCCCTGCTCGAATGAAAACCCGATCCCGCTTCGGCTCCACAATTCCCGGGCCTGGTCGACTAGGCCGTTGTAGGTCCCGAGGTGGGCCTCGACGGCTTGGCCGTAGCCGGCCTCGTTCAGGACCTTGGCGACGTCGCCGGCAACGTTCAGGGCCAGCATCTGGTTCGCTGTAGTGACCTTCAGGTTGCCGCTCCGGTCCTTTTCGGCCGCGCTGGCAAATGCGGTCTCGACGCGGCTGGCCGCATGCTCCATGACTTTCGTCATGCGCTTCTCGAAGGTCTGAGTTGCCCATTCCTGGATGGCCGCCAGGTTGAAGGCCGCCGCTTCGAGCTCGGCAATGGTGGCGTATGCCTTGGCCGCTCGCGCCATGGTTACTTGCCTCTGCCCTTCCGGGGGCCTCTTCCTTTTGTGCCTCTACCTTTGCCCTTGCATGGCATGGCTCATTCCTCCCCTTCTGTCCGGTCTCCGGGGCAGAACGCTATTACGGGCGATTTGGGGCTCTAAACGGGGAATTCACTAGGCGGGCCCCATCCTGCTGATGGGGGGATGAGTCCTTGAAAGACCGGGCACCCTGCCGGGTCACGCGTCGGTGCCTTCCTCTTGGTCGCGATCTTTTTGTCCACCGATGAGATTGGAGAGATTCGGGGCCTTCGGGGCGGAGCCGTACTTGTCGTTGAGCTCCTTGTTCCGCTCGAGGATCTTGATGGCCTCCTTCTCCTCGATGCCGCGGAGGGCCATGAGCACGTCGACCGGGTTGGTAAGGTTGTTCTGGAGCAGGAGGGCGAATTCAGCCGGCATGAAGAAGTCCTTCTGGGCCTCGATCTCGCTCTCCACTTCCCGCTTCTTCTCGGGCTCGAGCTTGGGCAGGGCTATGCGGGCGAGCCGCTTTCGCATCTCGGTATTGAATCGGGCGCCGATCCGGAGGGCGGTTGCCTGGATGGCGTTCTCGAGGTCCAGGGCCAGGTCCTCGACGGCGAAGTCATCCGGGTAGTCGATCTTACCGGTCCACGCCAGGTCCATCCACTTGGCGTAGAGCTTGGCGATGCGGGCGTGGGCCTCTTCGATATTGTCGGCCTTCTCCGCGAGGGTGCTGTTCATCATCCTGAATTCGAGCTCAAGGGCTACCCCGCTCTTGGGCTCCTTCGATGTCTCGGTGGCTCCGACGCCGCCCATCTTGGCGATCCGGTGGATCTCGGCGATGTCCCGGTCCAGACGCTTGTCAAAGACGTCCTGGGAAACGCCGGGCGGTTCGAGCCAGTAGGGCTTGTCGTTCGGGAGCTCGGGGTCGTACTCGATGATCGTGCTCGGCCCGACAACGTCAGTCTCGGTCGCTCCCTGGCCGCTCTGCCGCTTCGCCTTCGCCAGCATGGCAAAGGTGGTATTTTCGATGTTCTCGTCGTTCCAGCTGCAGAGGTTGGTTATGTGCCGGTTGATGTAGGCGATGTCGTTCAGGTCGCTCCGTCCGACCAGGTCCTCCTCGCTGCGGAGGTTGTAGAGGATCGCCGCCGGGATCTCGCCGATCGGGTTCTCGCCGGATTCGATAAGGGTGGCGATGTGCTTCTTGATCTCCCAGAGTTCCCAGGCGGCCGTCGTCCAGATCCGGTACCGCTCGGGGTCATCGCTCTCCTTGATCTTGATGTAGGTAAGGCGGTACCCCTCCGTGCCGATCCGCTCGTACTTCCAATCGAGAAGATTCTGGGGGCGAATCCAGTAGGCGTAGGGGCGTTGGTTGAGCTCCTTCTCGTCTTGCCGGGTCTGGACGGCCAGGGACCCCTTCGGCTTGTCGACGACAACGATCAGGTGCCCATATATGCCCGCCTTGCGCTGGGCCTCCCGGAGAAACGTCGACAGGCTGGAGCCTTTCAGGTCGACGTCCTGCAGAAATGTGCTGAACAGATCGTCTTTGGCCAGTGTCCCGTAGTCGATCTCGGGTGGCTTCTGGAAGAGGTAGCTGGTGTAGAGGTCGACGATCTCCTGACAGAAATTGTAATAGCAGGCGACGGCCAGGCGATGCTTGTAGTCGGCGTCCTGCTCGTTCGGGTGCTTGAGGATGTACGTGGTCTTGAGGTACCTGCTCCCGCCATAGTAGCTGTCGCCAAAGAACAGCCACTCGGTCTTACGGGCGGGGTAGGCCGGGTGTTCCTTCTTGAGCTCCTCAGCGGTTCTCATGGGGATCGCCGGGGCCGGGGCCTGGAGGGCGGTCACCGTGGCTGCCATTACTTCCATCTCCTTGGTTCCGTGGCGTCCTCGTATCGCCGGAAGGGCCACTCATACTCGATCAGGTACGAGAATGCGGCCGTGACGTGCTGCTCCTCGATCTCCTCCTCGAGGTGGCTGTTCTCTTTGTACCCGAGCAGGTCCAATCCTCGGGCCAGGGTCTTGCACCGCGGGTGGATCTTGACGTTGATCTCCCCGAGGGCGTTCCGGAGCCGGCCGTTGACGGAATTGTGCCTGTGGCGGAGGGGCGGATTCGTCCTGCGTATGCGCTGCTGGATAAATCCGAATTTCCGCAGGAGGTCGTAGTCGCTCTGTTTGCTCCGCGTGTCGCCGTGGGTTCCGCTCGCGTCCCCATAGATGATCACGCCGGCGCCGCCGGGCTCGAGCCATTTCTTGTAGCCGCGGGCCTCGAATTCCTCTACCGCGTCGCGGATGCTCGCCGTGGAAAGGACGAGTTCGTCATGCGCCTGGATCTCCTCCTTCCTCCGCTGGCAGATTGCGCTCGAGAGGGGGCTCACGTTGAAGTCATGCGTCCACAAAAGGGGCAGAGCTGGGCTCATTTCGATGCTCGCGTCCAGGTGGTCGTCCCGGCTAAACTCGTAGTAGATCCGGTTGCTCTTGAGGTTGACGAACTTCCCGCCGATGTACGCCTGCACCATCTTGAGCGGGTATCGGGCAAGCAGGTTCTTGAAATACTCGACAGGCAGGGCGCTGTTCAGGAGGGCGCTCGCCTGAATGAGCTCGGTGCTCGGTTTGGGGTCCTCGACCAGGATCTCGTATCCCCAATTCAGCTGTTCTGGGGTGCCGGTCATGAAAAGCTGACGGAAGGCTCCCTGGGGGTGACGGACCCGGGCCAGCATCTGCTCGTAGACCGCCCGGTCCTGGATGAACGGCTCGTCTATGCCCGCCCAGGCGAGGTTCGGGCCTCTCAGGGCATCCGGGTCGTCTCCGCTGCCAATCCAGATGGTGGCGTTCCAGGGCCGGATTCTGAATTCGTGCTCGTTCTTGTTGTAGCGGTAGTCCCGCTTGTATCGGAGGCCAGCGCTGTCGAGGATCTCAAAGAAGGTCGGGACGATGGTCCGTTTGGCGATCCGGTAGCTCGGGCTGACGTACATCCCGGGAAGGCCGCGGTTGATGACGCTCAGCTTGATCGCCTGCTGGCAGCCGGCGTGGGTCTTTCCTCCCCCGTAGCCGGTCACTAGCGCCAGGACAGATGCCGTGCTCTCGTGGAATCGCCGTTGATGGGGCATCGGCCGGCCGGTGACGCTATGGTAGGGGATCTCAAGTTTTGCCATTCACTCGGTTCCCGTTCCCGGTGTCTCCCTTGCCGCTCAGGCCGAGATCCTCTGGGGTCAGCTTGCCCTCGACGCCGAGGGAGGCGAGGTCGACCTTCGGAGCCTCCTCCTCTTCCGGTTTCGGTGGTTTCTCGGACCATGCCACTTCGGTGATCGGCTCTCCTTGGCCTCCGGGGCCGTCATCCCACCACTTCTGGCCGTAGCCGCGGTCCTTGGCTTGGTTATTGAGGAAGTAGCGCAGCGCCCAGGCTTCGCCGGCCTGAATAGCCACAAAGAGCTTGCTCTCGGCGACGTCCTTCACGAATTCCTTGCTCTCGGAGACGATGATCTGGAGCCTCTTACTCCCTTTCACTCGCTGGGTTACGGCCGCTCTCGAGACACCCAGGGTTTGAGCGGCGGCCGACATGAATCCCTGGGCCGCCTTCAGGGCATGGGCGTACTCCTCGATGGTGTACGGCCGCTTGCGAGGCTTCCTGTCTTTCCTGTCGGTATCCGCCATGGGGTCACTTGACGTATCCCTGGCGGGGCCGCAGCCGGCAGAAATCGAAAAGGGCCGGCCGGGTGGCTGCCAGGTGTTCTAGGCCGCCTAGCTCCTGGACGGCTCGCTGAACGAGCCAGAGGGGCCGGTCATGCTTGATGGCAAGGAGGATCTCCCCTGCCCTCCATTCGACGAAGAAACGGCGCCAGGCTTCCGGGTTAATGTGGCGCAGGATACGGTACCCGCTGTTCGAGAACTGGCAGCCGCCTCCACAGTACATGCAGCCGGTCGTGGCGATGCCTCGGGCCTTGAGGGGGTGCCTCGCTAGCTGGCGGTCTCGGGTGTACGTCCTCACCATGCCGTCGGTCCATCCCAGGAGCGGGTGCGCCTGGATGGTTCCGCTCTCCCGGTTCCTGTAGATCGGGCCGTCCTTGTGGGCTCGGAGACCTCGAAGCTTGTCGTCGGCCTCGCCGCGGATGCCGGCGAGCTTGACGTGGAATCCGCGGGCCTTGACGAGCTTCCGGACGGGCGCCAGCTTGTGGGCGTGGCAGCAGGCGGTGACGTTCAGGCGGATGCCGTAGCCGCGGCCGCGGTGTTTCTGCATCCAGATCCGGGCCGGGAGCTTCCCCAGAAACGGCCAACCTCTGCTCCGCCAGTGCTCGATCGGACTCCTCGGGGGCTGGGCGACCAGGAGCTTGGCACCGTAGAGCCGGGCGATCTCCTCCACGAACGGCCGGGTCTCCAGGTACTCCATGCCGGTATCGCAGAAGACCAGGGGCTGGGGTCCGATGGTTTCCGCGACTATGTCGGCGAGGACCAGGCTGTCCGTCCCGCCGCTACAGGCGATGATCGCGTTGCCGGCCTCCCGGGCCTGGCGGATCACTCGCCGCGCTCGCGCGAGGGCCTCGGTGTAGTCCTCTTCGCTCCCATCTGCCTCCGGGTCCGCCTGGAGGTCCGGTGCCGGGAGGGCGTCGGCATACTTGTCCTCCTGGATGGCTGCGACCAGGGCCATGAGGGCCGCGATGCCATAGTCGGGCGACGGGTTGGCAGCCGGCTCGGTAAATGCGCCCTCCGCCGGGGGGCTTTCCGCGTCGCCTGTTCAATCGTCCGCAGGGACGTAGTCGATCAGGGACGGCGTGAGCCCCATCTCGGCCATCCACTCGAGGGCGCCGGCGACATTCCGCGGGCTGAGCTCGACGCCGTAGGAGATCCGGGCCTCGGCCTCGGCCGCTACCATGGTGGAGCCGCTCCCGAGAAAGGCGTCTAGGACGATGTCCCCCAGGAGGCTACTATTCTTGATTGCCCGGGCCGCCAGCTGGGCCGGCTTCTGGGTCGCGTGCCGTGGCTTGGGGTCCCGGGCCGCCTCCCAGACGGTCTGCGGGCCGGTCTCGGCCTGGATGGCGAGCTGCTTGCCGGGCTCGAGCCGGAAGGTCCGAAGCTTTTTCTTGGGGACGGAGCTTGTGACGTAGAGCTCGCCGCCCTTCCCGTCGGCCAGCACGAGACCGGGCCCGAGGACTGCGAAGACGCGGTCGCCCTGTGCGGCCTCGATCCGCCACAGGGTCTGCTGGCCGCGGTCGCCGGTCCACTTGGGCGGGTGGCCGGCCTTGCTCGCATAGAAGCACGACTCATGGCTCCACTGGTAGTCGGACCATGAGAGGGTCATGTTCTCCTTCGCCCAAATCAGGTATTGCCGCTCCTGCAGGCCGGCCGCCTTCATGGCGTGGCTGTACTCGTCCCGAGTCCCGGAGGCGTGCCAGATGTAGAAGGCCGCATCGTCCTCGGCGTGCTCCACGAGGTTCCGGAAGGCAGAGTGGAGGAATGCGAGGAGTTCGTCTCGCTGTAGCTCGTCATTCGCGATCTTGTCGTGGTTCTCCGTGCAGTAATCGATGCCGTACGGCGGGTCGGTGAAGACCATGGCCGCCTTCCGGCCCGCCATGAGTGCCGCAAAGACGGCCGATTTCGTGCTGTCGCCGCAGACCAGGCGGTGGACGCCCTTTGTGGTCTTGCTCGGGATCTCCCAGATCTGCCCCGGTTCGACCTTCCACTTCTCCACAAGCTCCTGGAGCCAGTCCGTCTCTTCGCCAGGATCCCCGTTACCGCCGCCTCGTCCTCGAGGGCCTGGGGGCACTTCCAGGGGCTGCACCCACCGGGTGAGCTCCTCAGCGTTCATGCCCGTCAGGCTCAAATCAAACGCGATTTCTTGGAGGCCGGCGATCTCGAGCTTGAGGGCTTCCTCCCACCATCCGGTTCGGGCCGCCGCGTTGTCGGCGATCCGGAATGCTTTCAGCTGGGCTTCGGTCAGGTGTTCTACCTTGACGGTCGGGACCTTTTCCATGCCGAGCTTTTTGGCCGCTCTGAGCCGGCCTTCGCCCGCGCCGATGAGTCCTTTCTCATCGACCACGATGGGGACGAGGAAACCGAAGTTCTTGATCAGGTGCGCCAGCGTCTCGATCTGGGCTTCCGGGTGGTCCTTCGGGTTGTTGGCGTAGCTGATGAGCTCGTCGACGGGCCTGGTCTCGATCTGCTCGACGACGAAGATGGGGGAGAGTTCGGGCTTTTCCTTATCCGGCCGTTTCCGTCCGGCCATAGGGCCTCCCTGGGGGTTAGGGTTCTCACGATCCCCGAGACGATGATGCCGTCCGCCGAAATCCGGACACGGAAGTCACCGACCCGTACCAGGAGCGTTTCCTGTTCCGGCTTGCTCTCCTTCATGGGGCTCCTGCTGACGGGGAAAAAGCGAGAGCCACGGTGGGCTAGGCCGTGGCTCTCTCGGTGGGGTGCGCGTGGGCGCTGGGTATCAATCTGGCAGTATGGTGCGGAAATACCAGGGGGCTTGACGTTTTGCAATGGCCGGAGGGGGCATTTTACCTACCGCTGGTAGCCGTTTTCTCCCGATGGCTACCGATTGCGGGGCAGATTCGGCACGCTATTCTTTTTGCATTGTTGGCTCCGGTACCAATCATTGACGTCCGCGGTCACGGCCTGCCAGCGGCCGCGGACCAGGGCCGCGGGGAATCCATCCTCCGCGATGAGGCGTCGGATCGACGTCTCGTCCCTGCCGGTGTAGGACTCGATCTCGCTCATGCTCTTGAGGATGGGGCCGAAGGGTTTACGTACCTTGGAGATGCCTTTGTTGCTCAATTGTGGGCCTCCTCTTGCAGGCGGCCGGCCACGGTCGTCAGGCCGGCGCAAAGCCGGCGCCGGTAAATGCGCCGGCTGGTCCGCAGCTGTTTGAGGATCTCCCGGAGACGGATTCGCTGAAGATCTCCGAGGATCACCCAGGTCTGGACGGCGTGGCGCTGCCTCTCGGGCAGCCAGAGTAGGCAGAGCCGGACATCGTACCAGAATTGGTTACCGTGGTCTGCGGTCCCGCGGATGCGCTTTTGGGCTACTTCGCCGACTCCTCCGCAAATGGGACAGCCGGGCTGGGGCTCAAAGGGAAAGGTGAGGGTGCAGGCCGGGCACAGGGAATAATCGAGGGGCCAGTTCGCGGTCATACCAGGGGTGTCGGTGGCCAGGTGGTGGCCAAGGACGGACCGGGTCCGCCGACATTGGCGCCGGTTGGGGCATTCCTTGCATTTCCGGAAGGGATCACGCGGCATTGCGGCCGTCCACCTCCATGCATCGAATAACGCTGAGTCTAGCCGAGAGCCCGATAGTTTATGTCATACTTGCCGTCATCGCGAATAATCAAGAGTTGCATTTGCGCCAACTTCTTCAGATCTCTACGGGCCGTTCTTTCACTTACCCGGCGATACAATACATTGAATTGAGAAACTGATGATAAGTCTTTCAAGGAAAATGGACTTGCGTAGTCTAGAAGTGTGTCAAGCAAATCGTGCTGTCTCTGGGCAATATATTTGCCATTTCGCATGAAGACATAATAGTCACGAAGTGCATGTCTTCTGATGAAGAACGTGATGTTTTGTTTTATTTCTCTCAATGCACTATTGTAACATTTTATGAAGAATTCCAAGAATGGAGTAACGTCACGATCTTTTGCCTTTATTGTCTGCGAAAATGCCCAAAAATAGTCGTCGATATTTCTGTAGTAATGATTCGACAACATAATTGGAACATATTTTGCTCCCGAGAGCTGCAATAATAGCGCCTCAATAATCCGAGCTGTTCGACCATTTCCGTCTCCGAATGGATGAATCAGTCCCAAGTAATAATGGGAAAGTGCAGCTCTAATCTGAATAGGCAGATTCACTACTTCATCACTGTTAATCCACGCTACGTACTCTCTCATGAGTGTTTCTATGTCAGCCAAGATTTTCGGTGGAGTATAAACACCACCATGATCTGCGTTGCCAACATTAACTTTATGATTCCTATACTGGCCTGGAATATTATTTTCGTGTTGAACATCGCTTGTTATAAGTGAATGAAGCCTTCTTATCAGATCTTCTGAGAGCTCGATCTTGGAACCATAGGACTCTTGGCGATTGATAAAATCGTATGCTGACTGTAGATTTCGAATTTCTGTCTCAGCCTTCTCCTTTGATTTAACTCTATCTGACTCCGCAAGGATTTCCCCGACCTGCTCTTCTGTTAAGGGGTTGCCCTCCAAGGCCGCGGTGCCAAAGATCGACCTGCGAATGAGATCCTGTTGGAGACGGCTGGCCAATTGGGGTAAGATTGGCAAATCCACCACTGTCTCGTAGAGGATCGTAGCCTCGACCAAGGGTAGCGCCAAGGTCTCTCTCGAGTATTTATGGGTGAACACAAATTTCCCCGACTTAAAGGTAATGACTTCTTTCTCCATGGATTTGTCTCCATTTTTGTCACAATGAAAATCTCTAATTTCGTGTAGTTATATATACGATGTCAATTTCTTTGTCAAGACATTTGGCGCATTCCTTGTCCAAGGATGGCCCTGAACCAAGCCTTCAAAAGAATCTCAATTGGTCCCTGGCTTGCCCCCTCCCTCGTGCCCTAGCCTCCTCTCGCAAGTGGCGCCTAGCGCAGAGCGGTTCGGTCTTGGCTTCGGGGTTCTCGGGGTCTCGATCCGGATGGTGGACGGTCAGGCAGGCGCCCATGGTCCCGTCCTCGAGGTGGCTAGCGCCGCAACGCTGGCATTTCGATCCGGCCGCTTCCTTGACGGCCGTGGCGATTTCCCCCCAATCCGCCGGGTATCGGTTTCGGTCAATCGGCATGACCATCGTCCTCCTGCCAGATCTCGGTGGGGGGCGCCTCTGGGGCCAGCCTGGGCTCCTGAGGCTTCAACAGGAAGTCCAGGCGGCCAGCCCGTCGCTCGGCCTCGAGGTGCGCCGTGTTGGGGTTCTTGCGCCAATCCCGGAGGCCTACCTTCGCCCAGGTCCGATTCAGGGCGTCCTGCAGGTCGATCCCGTTCCGGGTGCAGTAATCGGCTAGGTAGATGATCACGTCGGCGACGGCGTCGACCTTGCCGTCCTGGTGATTCTCCGTATTGCGCATGCCTTGCTCCGCCTTCAGGTGGTGGTGGCAGAGTTCCCCGAGTTCCTCGACCGCACCCAGCAGGGGGTGCCAGGGCTGGGCGTCGGGGAAATTTCGCTCACACCAGGGGCGCTGGTCCTCCTGGAGCTCGCGCAGGGTTAGGTCTGGCATGGGGGCTCCTTTCTCACTTCAGGTACGGCGCATAGTCGCTCGGGGCGCAGTCCGGGCAAATCCGCTTGTCCTGCAAGTGAAGGAATCGCCGGACGTCCTCAGTCTGGTGCCGCGTCTTGAGGTATGCCTTGAACCAGGCGGGGTGACCAAGGCTCACCCAGAATTGCTTGCCGCAATGCCGGCAGGCGCCGGCGACGATCGCGCTCATCTTCGGGTCCTCCCTCAAAGGATCAGGCGGCCGTACCAAACGGCGCCGTCGGGCTCCACGATGCGGATTTTCTCGCCGGGCTCTTTCCTCCAGGTGAAAAGGTGGCAGGCGAGCGCCTCGGGCATCTTGGGGACCATGGGGTAGACGCCCATGGCGCATGCCTCGTAGTTGTAGCGCCAGGCCTTCTCCGGCGGGTGATTCTTCCGGAGGTAGGCGTGGCCGCAGCGCTGGCATCCGGGGGGCGCCGGCACAAAGCGGACGCCACTCTTGTCACAGTTCAGGCAGGTCGTGTACCAGTATTCCCGGTCGCCGACCACGTAACCGTCGACCCACTGGAAGCGGACGAGCGCCGCTCCGCAGTGGTCGCAGTAGGGGTAGCCGTTCTCGCTCGTCATGGAGATCTCCTTTAGTCCGCTCCGAGGCCGCGAAGGCCATACTCGCGGATTATCCGGTCCACGTCGGCCGGACATCGGGCGACGCCAGCGATGGCGCCGGCCTGATTCCATCGGTGAAGAAACACCGCCTGGTCTCCTCGAAGATCGCCCTTGCTTCCCTTCACCTCAATCGCCAGGGCGATCCCTACGCGTTGGATCTCGAGGGCGACCAGGTCTTTCACTTCTACGGTGTAAACGCCCAAGAGGTCAGCGATGCCGGGCTCGTTCTTGGGCGCCTCATTGCCGTGCCAGATCTTCACGGCCTGGATGTTGCTCGCGTCCCGGATGGCGGTCTGGATGCGCTGGAGAGCCGTGTCCTCAGAAACGTCTTTGCCGGGGCCGATGGCCAGGTGCCGGTTGGTCCTGGCCTTGGCCGCCTCCTCGGCCTTCACTCGCTCGCGGTTCCTGACCAGCTGCTCCGCCTCCCATCCTGAAAGTCCTCTGCTCATCTCGTCTCCTTTCAGGTATTCCCAGACCTTGACCAGCGCCTGTTCGAGGATCTGGTCGCGTCGGGTGGGGATTGCCATGCTGGGGGCCTCCCGGTGGCCGGCGTCGTGGTCAAT